GCGCACCCCTTTCTTGACAGCAGTCGAGATCGTATTTCTCCATTAGGAAATGGAATCCGTTGAAGTTGGCAATGACAACAACAAATCAAGTCCCTCCTTGGAGGGCTCCTCACAAGGGAAGGCGTCCCAAGCGCCGAAAAGTCCAGTTTCCACTGGCTCTAGCAGCAAGAATGGCGCCGCGGTTGGTCCCGCGACGAAGAAGGCTGTGAAGAAGCAACGGGAGTCAAATCCCCGAGCGAAATTCCCTGGTTCTCAGGGTCCATCGGTTAATCCGCATAGGAAGATGCCGAAGAAGAAGACGGGGTTCGATCAGACCAGAAACCCGCCCAAGGACGTTTACGTTGTTCCTGAGCCTGAAGCTCGGTTCAGCGTGACCGTCAACGCAGATGATCGCGACATTTCGCGCATCTTTGCCTCCTTGGGAGTCTCGACGAAGCCGCCAAAGGTTCCGCGCTTGAAGAATCCGCATGCAATAGGTGCGGGGATTCGCGCGGCGACCATGTATCGGCAAACCGAGCTCCCCACCTTTGTTGGTGCAAAGTTCATTGTTGTGTTAGACCCGCGCGAAGCGGAGCTGGCATTCTTCAAGGACTTTGTGACGAAGGAACAACGGGTTTGCGGACAGCGACGGGGAGTCTTCGGACATGACCTCGCTTCCGGTCGCCCCCTCCTCAACGAAGACCCCCTGCAGTCTAAGACTTGCTACGTTGCAAATGATAATGCCTACTGGTACCGCCCGGACACCTTTTTCGCATTTCACCAACTAGACAAGTCACCAGATTTTCTGTGCGGGGGAGTCAACGTTCTCATGTCGCTCATGGATTTCCGGGGCGAGGGAGAGTGTGTGTTTCTACATCGATACCAACTGTCTGCCACCCCAGCGTGGGATGAGAAGCGGGTCTTCAATGAGACCGTTTTGAATGAGGAAGACCAACCGATTATGATGCCGGAAAACCCCGTTACAGGGAAGCGAGCTGCGGTTATGACCAAAAAGGTGCTGACAATCGAACACCCGGCTCAGCCAGCCGTGGACGTCTTGGAGGGCGTTGGATACAAGCGTGATGGCGTCGTTACATGGTACTCTGCTGTGGGAGCAGGAGGTACGGACGCACATTATACGCACCCTTGGGAAGCCGATGCTTTCTTTGAGCACACCCGCTACGTGTTCGTAACACCCGGCGGCACCCGTGTGCTCATGACCTGTCATGTCGAGGGACAGATGGGTCACCGCACGTTGTTTTCTATCAATTACAGCGTTGCGCCGGCTGACTCTTCGACAAGCGATGTTGAGTTCGTGCCTCGCCAGGGGTACGTTCAAAATGGGATCATTCCCACCTTGTTGAATGAGTTGCGTCCAAAGGCAATGTCGGTCCTGCGCACGCAGGACTCGGCAGTTCGTAATTTTTACCGTGATTGCGAAGGGGTCTACTCGAGATCCATGCCGGCCGCACAACACCTCCAATTGGGCTTCTTGGGCCCGATTCTGTATGAAGCCCGAATGCGTACCTACGCTCAGGCGCTTGCGATGCAGCAGAGCTTTTATGAGCCAGGGGGGGTGGTCGCGTCCGTTTCGGACGTGGCAAAGTCCTTCAGACAGCGTGAACTTGAGAAACGCATGGATGTTGGACCCCAAATCTCGGAACCGATCGTTTCGCTGATGGGAGAGACCACTCGCTTGGGCTTCCTGCTGGAAAGCTTGCGCGCAGTCAAGGTCTGGGGATTGGCCATTTGGCAGCGTTTCACCACCTGGATTCAACAGGTGCGTGAGTGGAGCACTACAGGAGGCATGCCAGTGATACTGGACATGGCCAAGCTGTTGCAACGCGCGCTGCGGGCCGTACCCCTAGTGGAGCGCAAGGTGCACAAGATCCGCGAGAGCGTCTTGGGTGCCCTGTGGGTGAAGAAGAACAGCGAATCCGTCGTTGCGCTTTTAGCCAAGCATCCGCTATTGGACAATGCCGTGTACATCATGGCTCAGTTCATTCCCATTTTCCTCAAAGCAACGATTGAAGAGTGTCTTAAAAGACTTGCCTCCCCCGTGTTTCTTGTGATCGCCGCCATCGAGATAGTGGCCGACGCAATCGACATCTTTTATGCGGAAACGTATGATCGGGAAGAGGTTGTCAACTTCGTTCGAGATTCCACCATTCGCATCGTCGCGCATTTTTTGCTCACGTTGATTCCATTGCCTGTTGCAGTGCTTTTGCACACAGGAGTGAATTGCGTGCAGACTTGGCGCGAACAGCGTGTGTTCAGTAGGTTGAGAGAAGCTGTTCTTGAACAGTCTCTCGATGATTATCTGAATGACGCTGAGCTGACCCCGCTTTCGTTCCGAGAGGAAGATTACAGCTGGGTACCAGATTCGGTGCTTGTGAAGGAGGGAGACGGGATGGTTCCCGTTAAACAAAGACCCGAGCTTTTGGATGTCGCGAGGCACCAGGAGTTCGCCACCAAGAAACTCGTGGCGCTTTCCTGTGAAGCTTCTCTGTTGATGGCCCGCCCGCAAGGGGGTCTCCTGAGTATGTGTCAGATGGTCAAAGTTCGCCTCGAGTCCCCCACCCCCAAGCCGGATCGCGAGAACATTCGCATGGGCTACCAAGTGGCAAAAGAGTACATCTTCAAAGATTTTCGCGCAGTCGAACCCCTCTCCGTTGCTGAGTTCCGAGTCTACATCCGTGGACAAGAGTTCAGCGCGGCCAAAGAGCAGTGGTACATGACGCGTTTGGATCTGTTGGAGAAGGAAGGTGAGCCAAAGGTGCCCGTTCAGCCCATAGTCGCCAAGCAGGATGAAGTCTTGCCTTTGCGTGATGATTTGGTTGAGCCGGAAAAAGTCAAAGAGCGCCCGATATATCCGATCGAGGTGGATCAGCTGGACCTGATGCGTTGGCTCTTGGTGTGGAAACGGAATTTCTCCGATACGTTTGAGATACGGCGTCAAGGCCATCTCTTCACGTTCACCTACATGTTGGATTCCCGTGCGGATCTGTTGGACGAGTGGATCGCCCGATGGAGCACCGAAGACGGGTTTCACATGCTGGCGCTTGGCGACGATAACATCATGATGTTCGTCTGCCATCGACGCGGTTGGGTGGGCAAGAACGCACGATTCGCAGCCTATGATCTGGCCACTTGTGATAAGACTTGTGGGCTGGATGTGCAGCTGTGCTTTATCGATTTGATGCGAAACGGCGGTCTGAGCGACAGGCAGGCGAAAGCTCACCTGGCTCGCTGCAAGGGACTGAGGGAGTTGAAGATCCGTGGGGAGCCCAAAGACAGGAGGTTTTACTGGGAGTCGAAAGAGGTTAGTACCGTTACCGGGAATCCTCTCACTTCGATTCAAGCAGTGTTTTGCCAACTGTGCTTCGTTTGTATGGGCTGGGATCAATGGGTGTCTGGTGATGCGGACGATCCAGAGGAGCTGGCGGCTCTCATTCATTTTGCAGGTACGGCGAACGGCCACCTGTTGGAATGGGAGTACGACATCGGCGATACGCGCCGCTTCTCGAATATTACCCGACGAACTTACCTGGGGGGTTGGTTCGTGCCGGATGAAGAAGGACTGAAGTGGTGCCCGATGGCATGGCTCAAGACGTTCTTTTTGTTCCCAGATACCGCGAAGATCTACGGAGGGGAGCACCATATGGAAATGCACGCAGCTGCGATTTCAACTGATCAGGGGATGTTACGAACCCCGATTGGGTCCGCATTGTGCCATACAATGCGTCGATTGGCCAGCGCCGCTGGTCTGACCAAGATGGACTTCGAAGAGGCCCAGCGAAAACTTCATCAAA